GAGTTTGCTGCTCCGAACATTGCTCTCATGGGGCGCGGCAATCACGAACTTTCGATCCTGCGGCACCTCGAGACAGATGTCATCGAACGTGTAGGTGAACGTCTCCGTGCCGCAGGGTCATCCGTGGTCACTGGCGGAATCGGGGGATGGATTGTTGTGAAACTCAGAATCACAAAGACGACGAACATATCGGTCCCGATCTACTACCAGCACGGGTACGGGGGAGGTGGACCCGTTACGAAAGGCGTGATCCAAACCAACAGGCGTGCAGCATACTTGCCCGACGCTCAGGTGATCATCACCGGACACATCCACGAAGAATGGGCAGTCACCATGTGCCGGGAACGTCTGAACAACCGGGGGCGCACCTATCAGGACGAGCAGGTTCACATTTGTTCCGCAACGTACAAGGACGAATACGATCCACCGAACTCCAGTTGGCACAGTCAGATGGGTCGTCCCCCGAAACCAATCGGCGGGACTTGGTTGGAACTGACTCTGCACAAGGAATTTGACGGCATCCTCCGGACTAATCAAGCGAAGGACAACTCACGCCTCCCTCTGTGGAAGGTTGTGGTGAATGCGAGACGGGCAAAGTAGGGACGGGACAAGGTAAGGTATTTACGTGAGCAATGACGCACAGGTTTACGAGTCGGGGAGTCCAGACGTAGCAGCACTATCCAAAAGCTACCGGGAGACCGTTGCGGAACTCGAGGAATTTATCGAGGGGTGCAGGTCTTCTTACGATGACCGCAGAAACTCCTGGCCCGGGAAGCAGAGAGACCTCCGAAAAAAGGGCGCGGACGTGGTGCCTTGGGAGAATTCTTCTGACTCAGAATCAATGGTCTGTGCGGAACGAATCAATGCCTACGTTAGTCTCTGTATGTTTTCTCTGGCGCGGGCGCACATCCGTGCCTACCCGGTCGAGATCGGTGATGCTGCGCGAGCCCGGGTCGTCAGTTCTTTCCTCAAGTGGATGCGGGATTCCTACATCCCCCGGTTCAGTGAGGAAATGGAACTCGCAGCTAACAACCTTTTCGAGAAAGGCATCGCAGTCACCTACGTCGGTTACGAGCAGAGGGAAGTGAGCAGGTTGCAGGCTATGAACATCGATCAAATTGCTGCGATGAACGTGGACTTTGCGGAACTCCTCATGGACGAGAACAACGACGACATGGTCATCGAGTTCCTCCAGAGTGCTTTCCCCAAACTGACCAAACGAAAAGCACGCAAGGCACTGCGCCAGTTACGCAAGACCGGAGAAGCGGAACTGCCGATCTCCGTGCGGGCTATTGATCGCCCCATCGTGCAGACCCTGTCGGTCGATACGGACGTCTTCTTTCCACCTAGTTGCGTAGACGTGCAACGCTCAAATATCGTTCATCGCAGGGTGCTGATGACTCCCCAGGAAATCATTTCCAAGGTCAACACCGAGGGATGGTCTCAGGAGTTTGCGGACGAAGTCATCAAGAAAGCGCAGGGCGAGAACACCCGGGAATACGACAGTGCGAGCTACTCGCAACCCAGTTCTGCCCCGGTTGAGCACGACAACGACCTCATCGAGATCATCTACACCTATCAACGGTTGATCTCTTCAGAGAATGCCGAGGGCATCTACTGCACGGTCTGGAGCGCACGGCATCACCCGAACAACCTTTTCGCGAAATACGAACTCCTGAACGGGGTGGATGATCTGCCCTTCCAGGTTTGCCGTCTCCACAACGATTCCAAGAGGCTTTACGATACGCACAGCATGGTAGACCTCCTGCGGGGGGTCCAGTGGCAGGTGAAGGCAGAAAGAGACTCTAGGATAGATCGAAGCAGCATTGCGACCCTGCCGCCCTCCCGGGGTCCGGTGGGACGACCTAAACCGGAATTCCGCCCTGGTGGGCACGTTACCGAACGCAGGCCCGGTGAGTATAGCTTCATGGACCCTCCCCCGGGAGATACCGGAAGCATCGAGGTTGAAGCAACCCTGCTGCGACAGGCAGACCGGATGGTGGGACTGAGCAACCCGACAGAGGACCCCGACGCTCAAACGAAAAGGGCATTCTACCTGAACAAGTTCCTGATGCACGTCCGCGACGTTCTGCGGGAAGCATACCGTGCCTACCTGCGCTACGGACCCGAGGAAATGCTCTTCCGGGTGTCTGGGGTTCCTGAACCGCAACAATTCGACAAGGGAGACCCCAACGCAGACCTGGACGTTGCCATTCACTTCGATGCACAGATGGCGCAGGACCCGGAGGCAGTCGAGTCGAAGCTAGGGCAAATGCTCCAACTGGTGCAGTACGATCGCACCGGGAAAATCGACGTTGAGAGTTTGATCGAGTTTGCTGCCGGCGCCATTGACCCGGTTCTGGCAGATTCCATTATCCAACCGCAGGAGGCAGGCGCCGCGAAAATGGCCCGGGACGTCGCAGAGGACTTGAGTCTCATCTACGCAGGGGTCGAGGTCGGTGCACGCCCCACAGGCGCCCAGGTGGCATTGCAGATCGCGGAGGGTTACGCCCAGGTGCCAGACGTCGCGCAACGACTGCAGGAGGACGAAGCGTTCTCTGAGCGCCTCACAAAGTATTTTGAGCAGTATCAGTTTCAGATGCAGCAAAACCAAAACGCCGAAATTGGGAAACTGGGAACTGAGCCCGCCGAATTCCAAGGAATACAGCAGGCATGACCATTCCCTCCGAAAACGATCCGTCCTTTGAGGAGACCGTCGATTACCTCAAGAAAACCCTCTACGCCCGCCCTCTGGTCAAAGAACTCACCGAAAGGCGAGAAGCAGCATTTGCTTCCATGAGTGGCGCGGAGAAAGACGCTGAATTGTGGAAGCTAGTGGGACGCATCGAGGCACTTGACGACCTCGCCGCACTGCTGCGTCCCGAGTAGGTGGGACAGGGGGAGTTATATTGGGGTCACGCAAACGTCCAGGCGAAGAGAGGATGGAGATAACAGAGAACGAAGCGGGGACCGTGGAGACCGCACCAGAAGATTCCACGCTACATACGGAAGCGTCCGACGATGCGATCAGCAATGATCAACTCGCCGAAATGTTTTCGGACCCGGTCGAGGGGGAGCAGGAAGCAATTCCCGCAGAACCTTCGACAGAACAGACTGCGGACCTTGATCAACTGAATGAGGCGCAACTCGAGCAACTTGCCGAGCAGATGAACAGTCGTGGTGCCGAACGCATCGCACAACTCATCCGCGAGAGAAAGGACCTCGAGAGCAAAATCGAACAGTTGAGCACCAAGGAGAATCCTCTAGAGGAGACTCCAACACCTGAGTCCAACCCATTTTCAGAGATCTCGACGACCGAGGAACTGCGTGAAAAATACACGGAGGTCAACGGACTCATCGAGCACTTTGAAGAGGTTCTGGAAGACTACGACGACGAACACCGTGACACGGTTGTTTATCAAGAAGACGGACAGGACTACACAAAGACCCAGGTGCGAAAAATGGTGAGGGCGGCACGTCGCGCAAAAGACAGAGAACTCCCGGCGAGATACGAGCAACTTCAGCAGAAGGAGCAAGTAATCGCCACCCGTGCGCAATACGAGACAGTTGCGGGAGAACAATTCGCCTGGATGCGGGATGCAGACAATGAGACCAACAGAAGATACCAGCAGGTTCTTAATAACCCTGCTCTTTCTGAGTTGAGAAACTCGATGCCTGAAATCCCTTTGGTCCTGGCTCATGCGGCAGACTCCATAGCAAGATCCGAGGCTCAAAAGCAGAAAGGTGAATCGGCAACAACTGCCCAGGCACCGAGGCAACAACCAAAACAACCGTTGCGCCTGAGACCTCCTGCTTCCCCAAACGGTAGCAACGCTGCGCCTGCCAAGCAGAGCAGCAAGCCCGCTGCGGAGTTAAAGGCCCTTCAGAGTCAGTTTGAGAAAACGGGTGATCACAGAGTTCTCAGCGAAATATTCAAACTCCAAGTTTAACAACCGAAACCGAAAGGAACTAACCATATGGCTTTTACAGCAAGTTATGATTCACCGGCGGCACCGTCCACCGGGGGTGCGGTCGGTAATTTTGAAGATCTCCATGATCTCATTACCATCCTGGCACCAGAAGAAACGCCGTTTTCTAGCCTTGCCGCTAAGAAGACTGCGAAAGCAACCAACCACGAATGGACAATTGACCAGTTGGCAGATGCCGAAAGCACGGGCGTTTTGGAATCGTCCGATGTGGCAACATTCGACGACAAGTTTGTCGATCAACTGAGGATCGGTAATACGGTCCAAGGTTTCCGCAGAAGCTACGGAACTTCCGTAGTGCAGGACGCAGTTTCATCCGTGCAGGCCAATTACGCCAATGCATCTGTTAAGGCGATTCGTGAAATTAAGCGTGACCAGGAGAAAGCACTTCTCTCGACCCAGGACAAGCAGACTGCAAGCGGCAGTGCAAAGTCCCTGATGAGAGGATTCTCCAAGTACGTTTCCACTTCAGCAGGTAGCGACATTCCCTCTTTGTATGCCCCTGCCGCAGCGCAGACGCTTACTGTTGGGGGCACGTTTACCGAGGTGCTTCTGAATGCCATGCTGGGGTCCATGTATAACACGTCTGGATCGCTCAGCAACGTGACCATGATTGCCGACACCAATGTGCGCACCGACGTCTCTGACTTCATGCGGACTGGCGGCAGCAGTGATCCTCGCCGTTACAACGTGCCGGGAACTGGTCGGGAGGTAACTCTCGCAGTTGACGTTTACAATTCCGATTTCGGGATCGTGAACATCGTGAACTCCAACCCTGACTGTAGCCCAGACACTACCAACCGAGACACTGCCCAGGTGGTGAACTTCGATTACGTTGGTCTGGCTACCCTCATCCCCCTTTCCGCTTCTGAGCTGGAAGACGGTGGAGCAGGTCGTCGGGGTTACTGCCAACTGTGGAGCACACTAGAGATGCTTCACCCGCAGGCGCATGGAGCAATCAGTCTTGCTTAACCTCTAAAAACGAAAGGAGACATTGATATGAGCAAATTCATTGCAACTTCCAATACCCAGAACAAGGCAGACGGGTTTACCCACAAGTTCATCGTTACGTTTGACGACTTCTCTGTGGCAAATGCCGGGACCATAGCAGATTCCACTGCTGTTGAACTGACCCATGCCGTTAATATCGGCGAAGTCGTTACTAACGTCGGTTACCGACTGATCACCCCGTTCGATGATTCGGGCGGCGGATCGGACCTGACCGTACACATTGGGGACGATGCTGATCCTAACGGATACATGGTCTTGACGCAGATCCACCTCGATGGCACCGATCCGACAACCGGGTGGGGCAATGGAGCATACGTTGCTGCTGGGGGCACCTGGTACAACGCAGCGGATACCATTGACTACATCTTCACGCCAGATGCTGGAGGTTCCGCGTATACGGTCAACGAACTCACCCAAGGAGAGATCCACTTCTACGTCCGGATTCTTGATCTGAACGCGAGAAGTTAAAAATTGGTTCGTCCAACCAAGTCCCCGGTCGAGTCCAGTAAAACTGCTCGACCGGGGGCACCCTTTTATGGAGTTGATTGAAGAAACAACCCGTGCCCTGGAACGCGAACTCCGCACCGGGGCAAGGTTGCTGGAAGCACGGGAGCGTGTGATCAATCAACAGGCATCTGCCCAGGCGCAGACTTTTAAGCAAGACGTGCGCTTCAAGAAGCAACAGTCGATGCAACACATGGCGTCAATCCCGCACGATGAGTTCTTTGCGTTCGCTTCGCACCCGAAATACCGGGGATGCTGGCAAGACAAGGAGTTCATGCGAGACTACCTGAAACGCAACCCGCACCTCCGTAGCAACAAGTGAGTCAGACCGTTGCCTATTCCGAGACGCTCGCCCTGGTGGAGGCGTTGCTGGGCGCGGATCTCATTTCCCTGGAGCAGACCAGGGCTCGCGCTTTGATCAACTCTCGAGCGCACTTCGCATACCGGGAAAGTGACCTCTGGGACCAGTTTTTGGTGACCGGGGAAGAACGGGTCGTCAACGATTCTGATTCAACCCGACTATACGTTCCTTTTGTCGGAACAACCTCTGCCACTGCTGATGTAACGAGCATCATGGCAGGAGATATCGATACTTGCCTGCGGGCGCACGACGCTAATCCGTTCGCGGTCAACAGTGTGCGCGAATACGAGGTCTTCATGGGAAAGGACGGGGTTGAGCTTCCCGGTTACAAGGTGACCTACGGAGCATCTAACGTCATCAAGTATTGGGCAGGGGGGTTAGGAATAGCAGCAATCACGCTTCAGAACAAAACCGACGCTATCATTGGAGGAACCGTAAAGGTCGAGAACGTCACCACTGCGTCTGATGCCGCAAACTTATTATGCAACGCCACGTTTACTCTCACAAATGTCGCAGGGCAGGTAGACGTTGCCGTGGATGACACGATGGCGGCAATCACTCATGCATTTTCCATCACCACTAGCTCAAGCGACATCAGCACCGCAACTGCATCCTTTCCGGTCGTCTACCTCACCTACAAACGTCGCCTGACCGAAACCTACGGTGACCAGGAAGGGGACACCACGACTCTCCCTCGAGAGTGGCATGAGTATTGTGCCCTGGGGACCGTCGCAGATATGCTTCAGAGTGACGGATTTACCGAGAAATCAATGGCAATGGAGGCGAAAGCTACTGCTGCCCTGAACAGGGAACTGGAACGGGTTGACCGCAACCGGGCGCACCAGTTCGTCAATCAACGTGTGAGGACTCACGCGAGCAACCAGGCAAGATAATGGCAGGCAAAAAATTGACCCCGTCAGTGGGGCGCAGAATGGAGGACCAACGGTTTGGTCTTCCATTTAGACCGACGAGCGACCAAATCGCACAGAAGGCATTTGAGGTGGCGCGGAAGAAATCGGGATCGCAATTTACAGAAAGAGAGGCAATTCTGCTTGAGCGGCAAATGCGTCGTAAATTCGGCAAAAACCTTCCCGGCAAAGGGTTGCAGGGTCTCAGGCGAGCAATGCGTGGGGGGGGATAAGACACCCTGCCGTAGAATAGATTCATGGGACAAGGCGCTACAGCATTTTCAATCACGGGAGGGAACGGAGGAGTCAGCATTGATGACACCTCTGCTCACCTTGGCAGTTTCTTTGCGATCCAGGCAGTTGGTGGAGCAGCAGCAGTGATCAACAATTCAGGGACGACTTCAAATATCGAGGATTTTGACGTGCCGGTGCAGATCGACAGTGGGCAGACGGTCTATGGACGATTCACCTCCATCACGCTTTCGAGTGGAAAAGTATGGGCATACACAAAGTGATGAATAAATGCCTTCGTCACTTCAGAAGCTTCTTCAGTCTCCGCTAGAAAGTCCGGTCCTCCAAGACGGGGACGCAGCATTCCGGGGACTAGTTTCTCGCCTGCGACCGTCGCAACTTGAGCCCGGGCAGGTCGCTATTTCCAAGAACTTTCGCTTCGATGAGGCGGGCGCAGCAAAGGTACGTGAAGGATACCGGAATGTTTCCGGGGGACTGACCACGACGGCAGTCATTCCGTTTGTCAAGGAGGATGCCGGCACGTCTGCGCTTGTGCTCATTGGATCAGTTTCTTCCTGCACAGCAGTGGTCTCTCCTGACGACTCAGACAATGAGCGTGTCACTTGTTCAGGCGCACACGGGATCCCTGCGACCGGGGGCATGGTCAACCTTGCCAGTTTTGGCGGGGGATCAGGAACCTTGAATGGCAACCGAGTTGCGACCTACGTCGATGCAACGAAATTTGACGTGACCGTCTCCGGGGTGAGCGGATCATGGACCGGGGGGGTCGTCGGCGCGATCAAACTTTCGGGCGGAATCATCAACGTCCACGGGGCGTGCCGCTTTTCAGATCCGACGTCGTCAAATGACGAATCGATCATTATTGCCTACAACGAAAAGGCAGTTTCAATCAAGGTGTCCACCCTGGCATCTACCGACATTGCTTACCCGGCAGGAGTGACTGTCGATGCAGAAGCGCACCTGCAACAGGAATTCGGCAAGGTGATGCTGCGCAGAGAAGGGAAAACGACCCTCATCTTTGATCCCCAGGACGGGTCCACCGGGTTTGGAGGCACGCCCGCATTTACCAAGGTCGCAAGCGGAGCCTTGACGCAACCTGTTCAACTTTCCGCGACGGCAACTGTCTCGACGGCAGGAAAGGTTCTTATGGGTGTTACGGGACACCTGTTAAAAAGCGGAGACAAAATAACCATCACAGATGCTTCGACTTCCGGTCTTACAACGGGGGCAGAGCACCGAGTCACGGTTTCGGACGCAGACAACTTTTATATTTTTGCGAACGTAAAAACAAACGCAGTCGGGAGCACTGTTCTCGTGCGCAAGACGGTCACTGTGGGGGGCGGATACATCAACGCTCCCGCCGCAGCATTTGGAACGCTTGCAGGGCAGAGAGTCTTTGTTCCCTACACTCACACGGAGGCAGCATCTCCTGCGGTGCGCAGTCCTGCGGTGCGTGACGAAATCATTGCCAGTGATATTTTCAACCCGCAGGTGTTTGACCCTATCTTCAACCAGTTTCGGATGAATGCTGGGGCAGCAGATTACGTCGTGGGGATGCATCCATTTGGCGACGATTCCTTGGTGGTCTTTAACCGGAACTCGATCCACAGGTTGGTTGGGGTCTCAGGCAGTCTGCTGGACGTCTCCTCGCACGTCCTCACTGCGGAACTGGGATGCGTTGCCAGGAAATCAATTGTCTATCATGCCGGCGCTTTTCTGTTCCTGTCTGACGACGGGGTCATGGGTCTGACGTTTGCAGACGCTCTTAACCTGCGCGGAACCGACCTGCCACTCAGTGAAGCGATTGACGCAGAATTCAAGAGGGTCAACCGGGACCACATGGACAAGGCAGTGGCGTGCTATTCTGACAACCGTTACTACCTGGCAGTCCCGGTCGGGAGTTCCACCGAACCCAACGAAATCTGGATCTATTCGTTTTTGAATAAATCTTGGGAAAGCATCGACACCGCTTCGTCCGCAGGCTTTACCGTCATAGGATTCATCCCGGCAAAATCGGGCAAAATAAACGAGGTCTACGCAGTCACTGCGGATGGGGGAGTGGTCAAGATTAGCAACACCGGACGTGCCGACGATTTGCTTTATGCTGCTGCCGGGGCAAGCAGTCCTGCGGTTACCGCAATCCCGGCGCATCTTCGCACCAGGGGATACACCCACGGCAGCATTGAGCGCAAACGGTTCAACCATGTTGACCTGCACCTCAAGTCCGACGACGAGCACGCCAGCGCAGGGGGTATTACCCTGCTGACGGAAGACCCGGACGAAACCATAGTTTTAGGCACCCTGGAAGATCGTCTGGGAAGCGTACTTGCTAAAGGCGAGGGTGCCTCTGTGCGATCCCGCACGGGCAATCCACGCGGATTCAGTGCGCAGATTGATTGGGTTCCCTCATCAGGACGACCTGAACTGCGCGGAGTAGCAATCCGAGCAACACCCACATTTAGCTCTCCCACATCCGCAAAATAGAATCATGGCAAAATTTAGTAAAGGCACCACTTTTAGTGAGGACGAACAACTGACCCATACGAAATTAAACGAACTTGTTGATAACGCAGAGTTCGCATCCGACGCAGTTGATGACTCGACAACGGAATTGTCGTCCGGGGCAATCATCGTGAAGACAGGCGGGGTCACTGCTTCGCAACTAGGCACAAGTGCGGTCGAGACGCTCAAGATTAACAACCTCGCAGTCACGACTGCAAAGATCGCAGCAGACGCTATCGACGGCACAAAACTTGCCGACAATGCCGTCGATTCTGAGCACTACACGAATGCCAGCATCGACCCCGAGCATTTGGGGGCAACCATCATATCGGCACAGACTGAGCTTGAAGCAATCCCCCACTTGACCGAGGACGAGATTTTGATTTCTAACAACGGGGTGCTGAACAAACTGAAGTTGATGGAGTATCTTCCGCTCCCAAGGGCATACGGAATCATCGTGATGGACGGTTCTGCTGGAACTGGGGATGCTCTTGGACTTTACGGGTGTACCTGCACTGCGTATTCTGGGGAGACTTACACTTTCGACCTGACCACGGACATGAGTAGTGTCAACTACCCTGTGATCGCTCAAGACCATAACACCAGTGACTACGATGACGAGGCAGACCATGTGGCAGTCGAGATCGTGGATGCGGGGCAATTTAAGATACACGCTCCGGTCGCAGGGACGTCCCCCCGGCACGTTAGCTTCGTAGTATTTGGCACCCTTGCATCCTAAATGGTTCTGCAAGCAGGGCACGTTGCGGCATGGATTCAAAATGGTGAACTGCCGCCGCAGACTGAGTGGTTGTTGCATCAACTCTACGAATTCACGACGTCGAGAGAGGAGAACAAAGAGGTTTTAGAGCACTTCTCCGAGGAGGTCACGAGGACCCTCATTGCCTACCACTACCTGAAGCAGACTCTGATCTACCACACGACGGACGGAGAGGTAGACGGTCTGGCGATGTGGTATCGGTGCAACGACAAGTGGACCTGGGAGGACATAGTTGACTGGACCCCAGACGACCCCAAAGGGAATTGCTACTTCCTTGCGTTCCTGTGGGCAAAGGGGCCTGCGCTGCGGCGGATGACTCTGGAACTGATCGACCGGGAACCGGGAGTGATCACTGGGAGACTCTTTGGATGCCGGGAACGGCAGGACGGACCCCAGGTAGTAGAATACTCTCAGCGACTCCTCGTAAAAATATTGCAGAAAAATGGGAAAGAAAAGTAGCGCACCCGCAGCACCTCCACCAATCGACCCCAACCAGGCTATGGGGGCATTCCTCTTTGGCTCAGATTGGGACGCAGGCGCCGGCATCACCGATCCGATTTTTCAGCAGAGGCTAATCGATGCCGAAAGAGAATTTGGTCCGCAGTATGTCGGAGGTGAGTTAGCTCGCCAGGAAGCGGCAGCATTCGGAATCGGAGGGCAGGGAGGGTTTCTCGATTTGTTCGAGCGTGCTGCTCCACGCCTCCAGCAATTGTCCCAAGAGCAAACCCGCTCGCAACGGGAGCAAGACATCGCGGACATTCGGGACCTGGGGCCAGAAGCGGTGCAGGCTATTCGGCAGGCAGATCCTGACCGGGCCAGGGTCATAGAACAGCAGCAGGGGGTCACAGATGACCTGTACGCCCGCGCAGAGGGAGTTACGCCCCAGCAGGCCAGAATGGCAGAGCAAGGCGCCAGAGAGGCATATGCGGCGAGAGGGAGGGGAATGGACGACGCAAGTGTGTTTGCCGAGGCTATGGGGCGGGAAGACATCATGCGCCAGAACCGGATGGAGGCGCAGCAATCGGGCGGAAACCTCTACCAGATGCTCAGTGCGTCCGGGGCAGATCCTATGCTTGCGGTTACCGGCAGACCTAGCGGGGCACTTCCCTACACCTTCCAGGGTCTTGGGCAGAGCATGGCGCTAGGGGGCAGGGGAGCGACTCCCCAGGTCTTCGCACCGGATACCGGGCTCAACCTCGCACTGGCGCAGCGGGCGCAGGACATGGAATACGACGCAAATATCTACGGGGCGCAGCAGGCCCGCAGCGGATCGATCATGGGCGGATTGTTCGAGGGATTAGGTGCTATTGGGGGCGGATGGGCATCAACAGGCTCATCTGACCGTCGCCTGAAAACCGATCTCAACCGAATCGGGACGCACCCGTCAGGGGTTGGCATTTACCAATTCCGCTACCTGGGGTCACCGACTGAACACGTAGGCGTGATTGCCCAGGAGGTCAGGGAGGTCAACCCGGGCGCCGTGGTGACGATGCCCAACGGTTACCTGGGCGTGAACTACTCACAAATCTAGAACAATGGCAAGAATAGGCGAAAACGTCGATCCATCACTGGGTCGCGCAGACACAAAGGGCATTCTCCTGGGATCGATGGAGGGCGCAGCAGCAATTGGTCAGGGACTTGCGGCGGCAGGGCAGGATCTTGCGGCGGGCATGAAAGAGGGGCGAGAACGCAAGGTGAAGCGCAAGGGTGCTGAAACGAGAATAGAAGGATTGCTTGCGTTCTACGAAGACGTTCCTCAACTGACCGGAAAACTGACTCCTCTTCTCCATGCGCTGCGTAGTGACGAGGTCCGTGGAAGGGAAAAGGACGCTATTATCGGTCAGATTACCCCACTGATGGATATGTTCCGCGACACAAGTCTGCGGGCACTACAGAAAGAGGCTACAGACTTTCAACGGAAGATTGTCGAGAGGCAGACCGTTGTACAAGAAAAACAGGCACGCACAGGCAGGTTGCAAGCAAAAGCGCAACTTAGGAAAGGAGGAGTGGGCCCATTCAATGAACTTGGTTACCGATTTGGCAACGATGGCACAATTCAATACCAATCCGTAGGATTTGAGGCAGCAGACAAATCCGGTGTAGAAGATTTACTTGCGCGGAAAGACGCTCTTGCAACGGTCGATACTGACCTCCAATTTTTAAAAGATTTTCGCAAGACGGTTGAAGAGTCAACTGCGGGGGAAAATGTAATGGGATACCTAACAAGCAAACTTGGGGATGCAGCAGCAACAAAGTATGCAGAGAATTTCACCTCGTTTTCCCAAGATTTTGCGCAACGGTTAGCCAAAGCACGAAACGGTGCCCGGGTTACTGACGCTGATGTTGAAAACGCCAAAAAAGCAATTTTCAATTTAGCTAAAACCAGGACGACAAACCTACAACTAATTGACAGGTTCACCAAGGAACTGACTGACCGAAAAGCAGAAGTTGAAAGAGCAGACGAATACTTAGCCAACAACAAAGTAATGATTGGCTATAAGGGGTGGCAGAAAGGAGAGAGTTTGCCCGGTCTTGAAGACGAACCCGGAGCACAGGGCGGCACTGGCGACGGTTCCGCACTTGCGGGGATGGCGGATGAAGAAAGAGGCATTCAACGACCATTGCCGGTCGGGGGAGATGACTTTGCCGGGATGCTGCGGGATGCCAACTTTTCTGCTGCGGATCTCGAGGAATGGAACTCCTCTAATAATGCGCAGAAAGCTGCGCTTTTAGGCAAGTTGCAGAAGCGAGCAGGTTTGCCTGCGCAGAGGACTCAAGAATCACCGGGCGGGCGACTTGGAACAACCGCAAAAGAGCAAGTGATGGAAAGCGTGCTAAATCCTGCTGGTAATCCTGAAGATCCCTTGTTAACGCCAGAAGGGAAAACAACTGGCGAATTTGTTGACCCTCAAGCGCAAACGCAATTGGATCAGGAGACTTTACGCTTCTTGCAGGAGAGAGCTTCCGGGGGCGCAAGCCTGCGGGAAGGAATGCCCGCAATCGGTCACCCTTATTTAGAAGGACGGAAACGCAGCGAGATTTTACAGGTTCCAATGGAGCCAGTGACACCCGCAGAGGAAGAGGAGATGCTCAACGAGGTTAGGGCAAGGCGTGCGAGGCTAGGAGAACCCCAGACTCCAACGACTGAAACTTCGAGTGCTGCCCAGTTTGAAGGTCCCGGTGGACCCCTAGGAGGAGACTTTCGTGATTCCCAATACCAAATACCGGGCGGGCAAACCGAGGTCGGGATGGGTGATCAAAGGTTCCTTGCAAAGTCGGTTGATGCCGACCGCAGACTGGAACTGACCCGCATTCCTACCGAGATCAAAAAGACAACCAAGGTCATTGGGGACAAATTGCCCCGGGCAACTGCTGCGTCTGCACAAGCGTTAGTTCATGCTGCCAGTGCCAGGTTGAAACTCTCTCCCACGTTTAACCCGAGCAGCAAAGAGAGAGCCAGTTTGCGAGCAAAGGGGATGGTCCTGCTTAACCTCGATTCAAACCATCCAGGCTACAAGAACAAGACAAAGAAGACGGTCGATCCTGCAAAACGAGTTCTTTCGCCCAGGATGATCATTCCCGACGACGCTTCGCCAGAAACACGCAATCGCGCAAGGATGGCAGTCTCGTTGATGGACAACCTCTACGAGGCAGTGCACGGCAAAATGCCCGGGCAGGGAGTCAATAGCAGGGTTCTGACGACGACTGAAAATGTAGGCGAGGACGGGAAACCTCGAGGACGAAAGGGAGTGATGCACTCTGAGCTTTTTGCGGTCACCGACAACAAGATGGTGAGTTACCTCAAGACCGATGCCGGCATGAAAAACTATGCTGCCATTTTCCAAGAGGTGTTTGGCGACATGAAGAACATCAAGATGTATCTGCCCCACTCTGAGAGCAGTCCCGGCGCAGCGACCGATAAAGGAACGACAGAGGCAGACCTGGCGCTTCGACTGTTTAAATTCCTGTAGCGATGGCAAGCGGAGACGAAGAGGAAAAGAGTTTTGGACAGAAACTCCTTTCGACATTCCTGCGGGGTGCCGGTCGGTTGCCGCAAGTAGGGATTCGTCCTTCAGGCATTCCTGGGGTTCCCACAACTGGATACGGTGCTCCCCGGACTTCTGGAACGGCAGCAGGTCCGCTCAACCCCGTGCAGAAAAGGGCGCAGGCAACCAGAGATGCCCGAGAAGCACCTGATCCGGTGCCGCTTCCAGGCCCGGTGCAGTCTGCCGATCCATCTGAATATCGAGGCATCGCAGCGACAAATCCCAAGCTGTTTGAATCCGGGTTGGTTACTGTCCACGGCAAACGGACTGATGCGGGCTATGCGCTAGTGCAAAATGCCCAGGCACGGGGCAAGGACATTGACCAGATGGTCGATTTCTATTCCCGGGGACTTGTGGGATCGGATCTTTTCCTGACCGAAAAGGGAAAGCTATTTGCCGAGATCGACCAGACCAATTCAATTGATTCTATCCTTCAGGAAAACGACCGCACGGAAGGGTTCCGCCTTTACAAGGAAGCGGAAGCGAGCGGGGCAATGGACCTGTGGGAGGACCGGATGGGGATGGGGGCGGAAACGGGGTTGGAATTCCTGGGGGAATCGTGGAAGCAACTAAAGCCCGACGCGGCAAACCTGTGGGAAATAGTCAAAGGATTTCCCGAAAGCGCAGCGACCTTCTGGGACCGACTTGCTCGAGACAGTCCCGTTTCCGGGGGGCTCACGGTTTCTCCTGCGGCAGCAATTTTAGCCAAACTTACCAGGGGTGACCTTTCGGAAGAAGAAGAAGCGGAACTAGCCATAATGAAGGACGAGTATCTGCGGGAAGGGTTGTTCCGAATGTCCGCAACCTATTCCAACGGGTTTGTTGCTGCGCTTACGCACAACGAAGCGACGAGGGGATTCTTCACCGACGAAGACAGACTGCGGTCCAAATATCACTACCGAAAGGATCTGTATGATATTGATCGGATGGAAGCAGGCGAAGCAACCGCAGAACTTGCCGGGTTCCAGCACAGTATCAAACAAACGCTAGAGGACGACGTCGCATTCTTTGACGGCAAGGCAACGGCACAGGAAGAGTTTGCTGAGATTGAAGAAAAGAAAGCAAAGGCAGGAGCAACGGTCGAAGGCGCAGTCAACTACCTCAGAGAGCTGGATCTTGCTGAAAACATAGACCTGTCCCTGCCCCCAGATCAACGGCAACAGTCCCGGGTCGAGAAGGTAAAGGAACTCGCATTGCCGGTAGCTACCCTAGGAAGTCCCGACGTCCTCGCTTCTGTGGGGTTGGGATTTGCTATCAGCGGAGCATTCAAGATGCCCGCAAAGTTGGCAGGAATGCGCCGCAAGGAAATACATCTCAAGGCAGCACAAAGAAGAATCGATGCCGACCTCCAGGCAGGTCGTGCTCTCCAGAAAAAGGGAACTCCATCCGCGCAGGCTCAACTCGCCCCCGGCAGAATGCGTGCCCCTTCGACGGCAGACCTTGCCAAGTTGC